ATTGAACAAGAGGAGAAGAAAAGAAATGGAAAGAAAATACGAAAGTAGATCATTAGAGTTTAGAAAACATTTATATAATGCGATTAGTTACATGAAACACGATCGCACTAATTTTTCACTACCAACGACTGTAGCTTATTTAGAAGGCTACTTAGCAGGTGTGGAAGCATTAGAAGATGAAGAGTATGATAAGTGGTTAGAGGATCAAAAAGAAAATGCAGATCCTACGCCTAATCATGCAATGTTTTCACATGGTGTGCAAGTCACCAAGTAACAAGTTCCGACTACGCCGTCTAGTTCGGTTAAAGCAGATGGATAGTGTGAAGAAAGATAGGCTTTGAGATGACTGTCCGATTCTTTCTACTGACAATTGTGGCTTTACTATGTTTATTATCTTACACAATTGGAAGTGTTGCCCGCCGGGGACACATGAAAAGCTGTGAGTTTTGGTTAGGCGTGCCTTTCCGCTTTCCACGACTCAGACGGTAGGACTACAAAGGAGGTAATGATGGCTAAATTTAAACCAGTGTATGAACACCAAGACGGCAGAGGTTGCTCTGTTCGTTATTCTCAACAACGTGATAAAAGAAGAAGAGCTCGCTTGCTCGCAGAAAAACTGATGGGTAAAAATTATTTTACCAACATGCAAGCAGTCATAATGGAAGCTGCGATTGAATTATCTAAACAAAAGGAAAAGAATGAACGTCTTTAAGTTAGATAAATATATCGCTCGTGTCGAAAGCATGATTGAACGAAAGAAAAAAGCCATACGTAATAGCGAAGGAGATACACACTGGTTGGACACAACCAAATTAGATTTTTACCAGTATAAGTTAAAGAGTCTTATGGACATGCAAAAAAATGGTGAAATCTACTATATTAAGTTTTAAATATCGCTAAAATATCGTCATGAATATCAACATGATGACAGAAGACCTGGAAGCTCTGATTTCCAGGCGTATGGTTTTAGATTTAATTGATCACGATCAAAGTTATTTTAAGAATAATAACGAGAAAGTCGAAGCGTTACGGGCCTGTGCTGACCTATGGGATCATGAATTAGTGAATGATACCAAGGATTTACAAGAGGCTACACGCCGTCTAATTATTCAAAAATTGTCTAAACTGAAGAACGGAAATGTGTTATCTTTCCCAAGATGATAAGAGATATTGTAAGAGCGGTTGAAATCTTTACAAAAGTTTCGGATCCACCTGAGATGTTAGAGAAAATAATGTATCGGGTAATTTATCGAGATGGAAGTAAAGATGAATTCACGCATGAAGAGTGGAATAACATTGTCACCAGGGGTAGTAGAGCTTTGATTGAAAACCAAAGCCCACGGACCACCTAGTTTATTCCTTTTTTTCTGCCAATTTAGCCTGTAAGAGAGCAATAACGATGTACGCTTCCTCTAATTTCTTTTCTAACTCTTGCATGATAAACCTCCTTCATATGCGTTAGTGCGTACCGACCACTGTATCAAAGTGCGATTTCAAAAGTCAATATATCTTTGATCTTGACATTTATTTTTGTTATGTTCCTAGTATAACTTTAGATTACTAACCACGGACCAAGGAGCAAACGATGCCAAAAGGAATGACACCAAAGAAAAGAAAGTTAAAGACAACAGTAAGTCTTGCAAGATCATTAAAGCCCTCTGGAAGATTAAATGTAGATGATATCAAAAGAGCAGGTAGGACACGTAAAGAAATGTCTTTATCTCAAATTAAAGACGCAAAGAAATTAGGTAGGGCCGCAAAAATGGCATCGAAAGTTGCAAGCGGTATGGGTGCTATGGGCATGAATCCAGAAAAAGTAAAAAATTTATTAAAAGAAGCCAAAATGAGAAAACCTTCCGGTAGAATTAATATGGATGATCTTTTTAATGCGGATAAATACAAAATGAAAAAACCTAAAAGAGCACCAATGCAAAAAGGTCCACGTCCAATGAGACCTATCCGTGGTCCAAAAAGACAAGCTCCCAGTCCACAACTTGTAATTGCTAGAAGAAGAGCAAAAGTGAAAAGATAATGGCTCCCCCTCGTGTAAAATCAACAGGTACACCAAGAGGAATAAATAGACCTGGTTATAGTACACCTAAACCTGTAAACGTTAGTCAAATGATGAATCAGCCCATGAGTGCTGGTATGTCGATGGCTATGGCAGGTAACACAGGTCTAGCAGGTCTTTCCGAAAATCAAGCAAATCAAATCAAACAAGGTCAACAAGCTCTTAATCAATTTAAAGGAAACACAACCGAACCAGTAACTTTTCAAACTATCGGACAACAGTTTGGTGAAATTGGATCGAAGTATCGAAGACCTGCTGACAAAGCAAGATATGCTGATCGCATGAGAATGTTAAACCAAGGTATTGCTGCGGGTGGTAAATTTTTTGTTGGACCTGATGGTGTTCCTCGTTTTAGTTTTATGGGTGGGGACACGATTGTCCGTGACGCTTCTGGTAAACAACTATTATCAATGTTACTACCTGAGATGACCGCATCTGCTCCTACTTTAGGTCAATTAGGTGGTGACATTTCTAGAGCATTTACTGGCTACGATAGTTTAAAATATCCTGATCAAAATTTTCAAGGCCCTTTTCCCGTGAGTCAAAATAGAAATATGCCTTACATGGAATCAACACCAGGAATGATGAGTGGCATTAGTCCCTTATCTTTTATACCTGGTGCTGGTTTGGCAATGAAAGCTGTTGATATAGGAAAAAGTTTATTTGATAAAGGTATTGGTTTGTTTAAAGGTGAAAGTCAATTCGATAAACCACAGGCTTCAGGTTCTATTCCTGACTCAGGTGAGCGTTCGATTAGTGGTTTGTCTCCCTTACAACTACAAGTTTATAACGCTGTAATTCAAATTCCTGGAAAAACTCATAGTGAAGCATTGGCTGCGGCTCAAAGACAAAATTTTGCCAACGGAGGAATTGCTACACTTAATTAGTAGGATCGAAAATGTCTACTATTTCTTCTATCATTCCCCTAGGGATCACGGTCGACCGACCAAACTCTTTTGTACCTGGAATAAAGTCCGCTACGATAGTAATTGATTTTTTTGTTTCTTTGATCAGGAGCCCATAACTATGGACCAAACAAGCATCTTCCAATTTATCAAGGTCTTCAGGATCATACCAACCAGACGGATGCTCAACGGTATCGAGCCACGAAACACGGACCAATCTCATAATTCCAATATACATTATTCTACAGAAATTAAATCTAAACTTGTGCGAAAAGTTAGAAATTGGTTTACATATTTACAAAGTAGTAAAAATATATATATATCAAGGCTTATCTCTGTAAATAAGTTGTCATACGGGGGTATGTCGTTGGTTTACAAGATGACACGGTTTGTTGAAAAATATAGCTTTTTTGACACCGCACCTCAAAAAGGAGGTCAAAATTATGCCTAAAAAAGACGTAAAAATGCTCGAATTGACCCCAAAACAGATGAAATTTGTCAATATTTTCATCGAAAAGGGCACAATTCAGAGTGCAAGACAATGTGCTTTGGATGCTGGGTTCGCAGAATCTGGTGCTACAGTCATTGCAAGTCAACTACAAAACCCAAAATACTATCCACATGTGGTTGCAGAAATAGAACGAAGAAGGGCTGAACTTAACAGGAGATATTCCATTTCCTATAAATCACACATACAAAAGCTAGCTGAACTGAGAGATTCAGCAGAGAAAGCTGGTAATTTTACTGGTGCTATTGCTGCTGAAAAGTATCGAGGTATGGTGGCTGGATTATATATTGACAGGAAAGAAGTCATGCATGGCACGATTGATTCTATGTCGGTAGGAGAGGTTGAGGATAAGTTAATTGAACTTCGAAAAAAGTTATCCATTCAAGGGGAGTATGAAATTATTGACCATGACGCATCTGAAGGGACACCTGTCGGAGAGCCTGGCGATGACATACTTATTGAAGAAGGGGAATCTGGTATTCAAGACGATTCATGACACAGGTTGTGTCGATCTTGTTGCCATAGACAAGAAAGGTAAAGTCCATTTATACGACGTCAAAACGTCTGCAAAGTATTTAAATGGAAAGAAAAAAGGGCGTAGAATTAACCGAGTGTTGACTCCATTACAAAAGAAATTAAAGGTTGAGTTATTGATGGTTGATTTGATTGAAGAAAGGTGCTGGGTAATCAAGCATGGCGGAAGAGAAGAATCTCTGGAAACAACTAAAAAATAACACAAAATCAATAATTTGGACAAGAATTGAAGCTACATCAGGGTTGGGTATTCCCGATCTGTTTGGCTTTTATAAACGAGGCTTTTGGCTAGAGCTTAAAATAATAACCAATAATAAATT